AAGGTCGAGACCTTCCGGCACAACGCCCACCTTGGCCAGTTCGGCCTTGAGGTCTGCCGATGCTTGCCGCTGCCACGTCGCCTTGATTTTGTCCTGCGCCTCGGTCAGCTTCGCCTCGTAATCGGCCTTGAGTTGGGAGACGATCTTTTCGTGTTCTTCGTCGCCCTTGCCGGATTTCTTGCCAGCGGTTTCCATCGCCTCTTTCACGGCGTCCGGGCTTTCGCCGAGTTCCTTCCATGCCTTGAGGGCTTGGCGGCGCTCAATCGCTTCCTGCTCGGCTGTCAGGGCTTTGGATTTGAATTTCTCCAACTCCGAGGCGGGCGCGAGTTGCGCAAGGTCCAGCGTGGTCTTGCCATCCGTCTCGGAGACAAGAGATTTCAGCGCCTCGGGCAGGCCCGTTGCGTCGTCAATTTCGATTTTCATGGTGTCAGCTTCCCGCTGTTGGTTGTGGGCTTCCCGCCCGTTGTGTAGGCGCTCAGATGCGCGCCCGGAGTTCTGCCAGGCTCAACTCCCGCCCGTTGCCGTCCAGCAAATCGCGGAAACTCAGCTTGTTCTCGCGCCAGAGTTCGGCCCGGCCTTCGCCAAGCACCTCAGCCTGCACGCTCTTGGGCTGGCGCTCTAGCCAACCGTCGAATGTGGTATCTTGCGGCACCTGCCCGTTCATGCTGGCACGAGTGCCCGGCGGCACCTCGTCTGCGTCAATGCCGAGTTCGCGGAATGACTTGGTGACAGGTGCGCTTGTCGAGCGGCACCCCCAATGCCGGTTTCCCGGCCCACCTTCCCAAGGCAGGGTATGATCAATCGGCGCATGGGTGCCGATCTCGTAAAGCAGCCCGTCGCGGGCCGCGCAGCCTACCGTGGTGCGGCTGTCCAACGTGGCCATCCACATGATGCCTTTGAGAACGTCCGCGTTCTGCTCATAGGTGATTTCCCGCGCCGCCTGCGCCGTGGCCTGCGTAGCCGACCGGACCAGCGATTCCGCATTGCGGCGGGTGATCTCCATAAAGCCCCGCACCGGCTCCCCGTTCTGCCGACCGCCCCGCACGCGGCGGATCAACTGCGCGTTCGTTTCCCCTTCCGCGATGCCGCGCCGCATTTCGTCGGTGAACCGTTGCAGCGTGTCGCCCGCCTGCCGCTGCCACCACTCCGCAACCGGCGAACCCTGCACCAGGACCCCCGAGACAAGACCGGAAAGCTGCGCCCGCGTCACGTCCGTTGTGACCAAACCGAACCCTACGCCATCATTGATCGCGCGGGCCGCGAATGTCGCCTCGATATCGGCCAATTCCCTCAGTTCGCCGCGCAGCAGTGTTGATGCGCTGCGGTAGCTGGCCCGGATCGTGTCGCGCACCTGCTCCAGCAGCTTTTCCAACCGCCCCTGACGGGCGCTTTGGCGCTGCACCGCCGTGGGGTCGATCCGCGCAAGCTGCGCAACGATATCGCCCTCAAGGTCTTTTAGTATACGCCGGATTGCCCGGCGCTGCCCCGCGTCCACCCTTTGCAGATCAATGGCGTGCCGCGTGAACAGATCGGAGATGCGCTCATTTGCGCCGCCATCAGGTGCCAAGGTCCATTTCCTCGCCGGTCAGAGCGGGCGCTGCATCACCAATGCGCTCAAGTTCCTCCTCGGGCACCAGGTCAGACCGCACCATTCCGCGCCGGGCCATCTCGCTCAGGAACGTCTCGCGGCTCAGGTTGCCGCTGTTCACGGCTTGCAGCATTACGCCAAGTTCCTGCGCCGTCATCATCGACACGCCGAAATCTTTGTTGACCGTGACCGAAATAGACGGCTCGCCAAGACCGCCATAGTCGGCCATCCACATGAGCGACATTTCTAGCGCGTCCTGCAGCTGGTCAGCCGTCATCGCGAGCGTGCTGGTTTCCTTCTTCGCGTCCAGAGCTTCCCCTGTCGCCGATTGCGCCCCGTCCCGCGCCACCAGCAATTGCAGGCCGAAAGTCTCCATCTGAAATTCAAGGTCTTTGAGGTCTTGCCGCCCTGCGCCAATCGCCGCCCCGCTGTGTTCCACCCATTCGAGCCGCGCCTGCGGATCGCTTGACGTTACCGCCGTGCCCGCGCTGATCGAAAGCGTCGGCTCATCCTCGCTGCGCCCCGATGCGTGAAGGATCGGCACGCGCGCGAAATGCAGAATGTTGCGCTGATCGCTTTGGCTCTGCCAATGCGCCACGTTGATATCCGCCAGATCGTCCAGCATTGGCTCACCGGCAAAGAAACCCGCCCGATTGGCATAGAACGGCGCAACCGTGATCTCGGTCAGGCCGGTCAGAGTCGGCTCTTGAACCTGCTCCCATTGCTCGGCCTTGTTCTTGCGAAACAGCCGCACCTGAACGCCGCTTTCCAGCCTGTCCAGCACCCGCACCTGTTCAACGTCGATCTCGGCAAACTCGTCGTTCGGATCGGCTTCTTTCACCGTCTCCATGATGCGAAGCTGCGAAAGCGTCGTCACGTTGGCGATCACTTGCGTTTGCCAGCCGAGAATATCCTCGGCCCGCAAGTGCACGAGGTAGGGGCGCAAATTCATGCGCTGCGCCTGCGCCCGCGTGACGGTCTCGGGCCGCGCCGGAGCGTCCACCATGATGTAACTCACGCCAGGGCCGCTCAAACCATCCTCGAATACGCGGCGCGCGAAGGCAGAAAGATCGTTCCCCGCAAGGTCGATGTTTTCAGCCCATTCGATGATCTGCGAGGGCGCACCATCCGATATCTCGACCGGCTTGTCGAAAACCCGGCCCGTCATGTCCCGCACTGTCTTGCGAAAACCGTTGAACAGCCAAGACGAGTCGCGCCGAGCCTCATACGCCTCGCACCCCTCGGCCTCGAATTGCGGCAGGAACCGCGTGCCCGCCTTGCGCATTGCCCGCGTGCCGCCCATCAGTGCGCGTGCCGCGCCTGTGGCGTCGATCATGGCCTGCGATGCAGGGCTGCGCTTGGCGACTGATTGGCTCATAGGCGCAGCTCCCTTTGCGTGTGAACAGGCTTCACAACCGGCATTCGATTGTTGACCAGATAGCCGAGCGCATCGTTCGGATGATCGTGGCCCGTGGTCTTGTCAGGCTCGCCGTTCTTGTCATACGCCTGCTGTTCTAGCGCCTCTGCCAATGCCGGGCAGGCCGCGTCATTCACAAACAGCCGCCCCTTTGCAAAGCCCGTGTTCACCGCCAGAATGCGATCCTTCACGGGCGGGTTTGCCGATGGAGCGCGGACCTTGAAGCCCGCTCTCCGCAGTAGGCTGATATCGCTTTCACTGGCGTTGACCGTTTTGCGCGACCCGCCCGATGCGTCCGGGTAGATGTAGATCGCGTGACCAGGGTATTTTTCCGTCAAGGTCTCGATCAGCGCGGGCGTATCCATGATGCCCTTGAGTTCCGCGACCGCGTGCCAGTCATCATTGCGCGGCACACAGATCACGCTCGCCATGTTGCCCACGTTGAAATCCTGCCCGATGTGTAATGGCTCATTGCCCCGAATGGCCTGGTCGGATCGGCATTTCTGCCGCTGGTAATTCCGATACACCGTGCCACTGGTCAGGTTGACAAACTCGCCCATCAAATAGGCGTCGATCAGTTCTTGCGGATAGGTGTCCCGCAAAGACTGGATATAGTCGGGCGGCAGGAATTCCTCGTTTTCGTAGGTGCTGGCCTGCACCATGCTGTAGTCGCGCCCCGGATCGCGGGCGAACGTGTCATAGACGAACCTGAAGCCCTCCGGCGTTGTCGTCACTCCGATTCCGTTGACCACCCCAGGCACCACGAGGCGCATCCGGGCGATGATCTTGCGCCACGCCGCCTCGGCCTTTTCCTTGGCAAGAATGTCGATCTCATCGACCATCGCGCGGGCAATCTTGAAGCCGACAATGCTGCCCGGATCGTCCATGGAGCGGCAAATCGTGGTGCCGTAGTAGGCCCGGCCCCGGTATAGATCGACTTCCTTATCGGCCTTTTTGATCTTGGCCGTGAAGCCTAGAAGGGTTGCCGCCTCGTCCATCGTTGGCCAGAACGTGTCGCGAATGTCGCGATAGGTCGGCGCAAAATAGCCCTGCGTCGTCTTGGGATGCCCACCCGCAAACAAGCATTGATCGAGGCACCCCACGAAGGTCTTGCCGCTGCCAAAGCCGCCGACATAAGCCCGGAATTTCGTGTCCAGATCGTGCAGGAAAATTCCCTGCGGGGCGCTAACCCTTATGTCGTGTGACACGGATATTCGATACCGGCTCTGCGGTTGCGATTGTGATGCTCATC